CTCTTTGTGGCACATCAGGTACAATATACCCATACATATTAATGTCAAAGCTAGACTTAACTACTCTTTCACTACCTTCACTTAATTCTACTGCAGTAGTAAACGAATCAATTCCGGCTTTAAACTTAAATCTTTCAGGGTTACCCCAGTACGAATCAGCAGCATAGTTTATTGCTTCTACTATCTTATTCATCTGTTCAACATAATATGTGTATATTACGCAACTATAGGTTATATTAACATAGTCAGGTACAGTTATACCATAGAGTTGTTTTTCTGGAATTCGGTTGTTTAGTAAGTTGAATTTATCGTAAGCATTTCTAGTAGTGTATTTACTTTGAAAGTAGTAGTAGTTAAGTGGGTGGTTAGCATCTAATTTGTTAGTAAGTTTAACACGACTTATACTATCTCTTTTAAACATTAAGATAGGAGCCATGATTTTACCATTTTTATCTCTGTAAAATCCATCTTTTTGGACTGACTTCCATCTTTCAGAATTTCCATAAATTATAGGTACATTAATACGTTGACCATTTTGTATTACATAAGGTTTTATAACCTCATTGAAGTAATACATAATAGACTCATCAACATCTTTAATACTTACTGTTAAGGGTTTTGTAGTATCATCTCTAAAAGAAGTTTTCTTACCTCTATTTAATTCTTCAGTAGTATTTGGGTTACCTCTTGAAGCATCATAGGGATCAATAAGAGAATTACTTATCTCTTTTTGTGTTTTTGGTATTGGTTTTCTTCCTTTAGTTGCCATTATAATCTTTCTTTAGTTATTCCAACTTTATCTGCTGGTATTACGTGAGTGTTACATATAATTGATACACTATATCCAAATTGATCTAATCCTGGGTTTAATGGGTTAGTTTCATAAGGATAATCAGGATTCTTACCTACAAAGTATTGGTTAGCATTTGTATCATGAACTTCATAGTATGAGTCATAGTACATAATAATATCTCCTACCTCAGGTACTACACTAGCATCTACTAAGTCATCTCTTAAAAACATAAAAGTAGTATTCCAAGCAAAGTCAGGACCAAAGTCAGTTTGTGGTTGGGTTTGATTATCTCTTTCTACTCTACAATTTAAAAGTACAGGCTCAGCAAACATATAACCTTCAGGAGACTCTCCATAGAGATTAGTGAAGGTTTCTTGAATTTTAATTTTATAATACGCAATTTGTTGGGTAACAATACCCCCTAACAACTCTCGGTTGATGTGTCTAAAAACACTAATATCTCTTTGTCCTCCAAAAAGACTCATAATTTTTCTTCTTTAAATTTCCAATTAAAACCTCCTGCTGATTTAACTTTACCATGACAGCAACTATTTATATTAGTAGATTGTCCTATATAAATTCTCCCATTAGGGTTTGTTATTTTGTAAATTCCTATCATATTATCCTACATAAATTGGGTAAGGTACTTTAGCTAACTCCTTTTGCACGTTGTCTCCTTCATTTGCTCTCTTTTCTAAAAGTTTACTTCTAGAAGTTTCATCTAAGTATCCTCTTAATCTTTCTAATAAAGCTGCTTTTTCAGTTCTTGCATCTGAAATTAAATCAGCATGGTTAAGAGTTATATCAGCATTAGGAATAGGTACTGTGGTGTATTTACCTCTAACATATCCTAACATTTCCTTACTTAAAGCTAATGTGTACTCAAATATCCACTGTCTACCAATAGAATTAATTAATGCATATGTTGGGTTATTGTAAGGAATATTAGAAACATTAGTTGCAACTCCATTATACACACTTCCACTAGCAAATGGGTTATTTCTATCTGACTTTAAAATATAATCAAAGTATAAAGTGTAATTTTTAGTTGGAATTGGGAAAATTCTTAACTGGTTATTTATAAGTTCAAATGAGTAATTTGATTTTCTAATAGTATCATTAAACTCAATGGCTTGAATTTTCTGTAAATCATAATTAATTGGCATTAGTAAGAAATTAATACCAGGGGAGTAACTACCAAATCCAAATGAATCCATTAATCCTTGAGCATCAGTACCTGTACCTGCATATGGATCGAAGTATCTTACAATAGGTGGATCTTCTCTGTAGAATACTCTTCTAACTTCTAAATCTCCAGAAGCAATACTTTGAGAAGTAGCCCATGCATTTAAATCATAAGTTTGAGTATTAACAGACATAGAAATTTCTCCTCTTCTCCAAGTAACATTTCCCCCAACACCTGCTTCTGTCCCATACTCTTGAGACATTCTTATAATAGTACTTAAATTAGGTCTAATAAGTTGGTTGTTCACAGCTGAACCTGTGTCCATACCCTCTAGAGTTAAGTAATTTTCTGAGAGTTGGAAAGCATAAACTTCATTTCCATATGTAGTGATAGCTTCTTCAAATGCTGTGTAGAAGTTTATATCTTGTAATTCAATCTCCATTAGAGGATATCCTAATCTTCTAGCACAGAAGACAGATACCTTACCAGCATCATTCTGAAATTGAGCATCATAATCATAGAAACCGAAAGGAGTTTCTCCTGGTTCAAATGAGGAAGATCCGGGCCAAATAGGTACGTTCATAGTTTGTTATTAAGTAGTAGCAATAAAATATTCAACTTTAGCAGAACTTCCTGATGGTTCAAGTTTTAAATCTACAATATTATCATATCCTATTAAAGGATTAGCTCCTACACTTCCAGTTATCTCACTAGTAGAAAGCATAAAAGATCCACCAGCTGCTATTGAGAAGTTCATATTTTCAGTTGAAGAAGATACTCGTAAATTAACAGGAACTGAGGTAGAATGATTTGTAATTCTAGCATATTTTAAACTACTTGTTACAAATTGACCTGCCCCATTAGTATCCCCTAATGAAAATATTGTAATTTCTGATCCAGAGGGGATATTAAATATCCTATTATCAGAATAAATTATATCTGAAATTGTTAAATTATAGTCGGTTCCTCTTTCTGTACCTTCAAGGTTTACTCTTTCTCTAATAAGAAGTGTGAAGTCTGCCATGGCTATGTTTTATTATAAATATTAAATCATTCATAACCTTTCAACAACTCAAAAATCTCATTTAAAGCTTCATGTCTGTGATTTTCTCTTAAAATAATTTTATTAACAAACTGTGATTTATCTAACTTTGCTACTTCATGAATAGCAGAGTTATTTTTATATTTTAAGTCAATTTGTTGGCTATCTCCTGTAAAGATCATAAATGAACCTTTCCCTAATCTTCCTAAACACATTTGAAGTTGCTGTTTAGTTAGGTTTTGAAACTCATCTACAATACAAATAGCATTTTCAAATGTCCTACCCCTAAAGTGAGTTAAGGAAACCAACTCAATGTTTTCTTCACTCTCCATTTTAGTTAGAATATCAGGTTTATTATACACTTTACGCATATTAGATCTGATAGGTACTAGCCATGGTTCTAACTTTTCTTCTAATGAACCTGGTAAGAAACCATTGTCTTCATTGGAAACTGTTGGGCGTGTTATGACAATTTTGTTGATTTGCCTTTTAAAAAACATATCAAGGGCAACTTGTACCGCCAATAATGTTTTACCACTTCCCGCCTTTCCTATCACAAAGTTGAATGGTCTTTGATAGATTAGCTCTTTTGCTAATTTTTGTTCCCCATTCAACGTTATTGAAAACTTAATATTTCCCTTTGGCGGAACTTTCTCAATATTCTGCTTAGTCATAAAACTACGTTTGTTTATAAATATTAACGAAAGTTAATTTTCACAAGCTTATCCAATCCAGCCTCAACATGCATTTCATCATCTAGTAATACTTCAAAGTCAAATCTTGGATCTAGTGGTAATACTAAGTCTACTTGAGAACCCCATCTTATTAAACTAAACCTTTCATTTTGACACATTGGTTCTTTCTGGAAGTTAACAAAGTGGGCTATAACATTTACATCTTCATCTGCGATTTGGACTAGATGGTACTTATAATCTAACTTAGCAGAGTATATAGTATTTCTCATTCTTTGATTATACTTAAGATACTCCATATTGTTAGGATTAATAGCCATATCTAGAATGTCTTTTTCCGTTGCTAACATTGGTCTATTCATAGACTCTATAGGATCTAACGGTTTATATGAAAGAGTACCTGCATATGGTATACGGTTTATATGAACGTCATAAAATGACATAAATATACCAATTACTAGAGATGGTTGATTGTATTCTTTATCCTGTAGTACATCTTGTAAAGTGTAGTTTACACCTTTGATTTCAATAATAGGATCATTTGCATCTTCTACAAACTTTTGATAGAGAATAGTTCCATCTGCTGGGGAGTAGAAGTGTTGATAATCTATAAAGTTAGGACGAATAGGATCTCTAAAGAAGAAAGTATTTGATAACTCACCTACAGGTAATTTAGCTAACTCTTCTACATCTGATTCTAGCCAATCTTCTAATGTTTTAGCCATTACAGTAAAGTTTTATTTTGATCAACATAATTAAGATGCATTACCATACAAGATAGAAGAGCACCTGACTTCATATACTCTGAGAGATTAAAGATTACAGGTTCTAAACCTTCATTAGAGCAAATTTTTTCTAGAGTATTAATTTTATTTCTTTCTAAATCATAATTTTCATCTTTTATAGAAAGTTCAGATATATTAGAAGCACATAAAATCATGTTACCCATTCTTACAGAGTTAGTAATACCTCCAAAAGCATCACCTTCATTTATATCTATAACCCCAGTATGTTTTTCTATTTCAGCTATCTCTGAAGGGTCGAACATTTCGGTGCAAACTAGAGTTTTGTTTTTAGTTAACGGGAAAATTGAACAATCTAAGTGGTAGAGATAGTCTTCAACCATTTCTACTTTAATAATATTCATGTCAAAATTTTCTTCCATCCACTCATATGCTTCATACTCTGAGCGAATACCATACCCACCAATGTAAACATTATCATGTAAGTATTTAAGATCTGCTTCTCCTTCCCATTTATGAGGACACATATGAGTCTCATAATTCATCATTTGGAAAAATGGTTTTCCTACTTTTTCCTCACCTCTTCTAGGTTCTGAGGTGAAGTTAGATAAGATAATATTATTTGAGTCTTTAATGTGAGGTAAGTAGATTCCTAAGTTAGCTACATAAACCAAATCTTGATACTCACCATAAGAAGGTAAAGTATACACTAATGAATCTCCTGCCATGAAATTATAGAGATCCATAAACTGTCTGTAAGCTTTAGGTTTGTTAACTTTTAAATCTTCTTCTGATAACTCTTCCATCCATACATTATTTGGATTAGAAGTATCCAGCGAGAAAGGAAAATTCATTACAAAAGCTGGAAAAGGTAACTGTGATGGGGTTTCTTTCATTTTTATTTAGTTATTTATTTAAACAACTATAAATATACTAGTCCCTACTAGGAATAAAAAAGAGCCTAGATTTCTCTAGGCTCTCTTTCTAAGACATTATCTCTCTATTAAAGAGTATCAAGTCCTGCTACGTAAATCTTACCGTAGAATTCTGGTCTTAACATCTTCTTAGCGTAACGAGTTAAGAGACCTTTTCTTGGAGTGAAGGTATCTGGATCGTATACAAGAGGAGTCATGATAAGAGGAATGTACGGAGCAAATGCAGCACCAGCTTCAAGGTATTGTGTACCTTTAAGACCCATTAAGATTGTATTACCATTCATGTATGGGTTTTTGTAAACTTGATATCTGCTGTTAAGCTGACCTACTTTCTGAACACCGAATGCATAAGACATCTCAGCGGCATCACCATTATTAGCTGAAGCAAATCCTGGGATTGACTCAAGGATAGTTGCAACAGTTGGAGAACATACTAAGAAGTTAGCACCACCTCTAAGAGTTTTCTGGTGAATGATGTTAGATACTTTTTGGATTTTAGTACCTAAAGTTTGGAACCACTGACCTTGTGAGTTGTAGAAACCTAAGTCAGTAGCTACACCTGAAGAATTTAGAGATTGGTTGTTCTGAGCTGACCATCTTTCAGTTGTTAAAGCATCATTGATTAACATATCAAGAATTTCTAAATCAACTTCCATTGAAATGTACTCACTCATGATTGAAGTTAATTCTGCTTCAGCATCTAAGTTTTGGTAAGCATTAAGGTCTTGTGCGAACTCAGGAGTCCATACTGCCTTAAGCTTTTTAGTTTTAGCTACGATAGCTTCTGACTTAAGCTTAACGTTAATTTCTGGGATTGAAATTGTAGAGTTATTAGCATTAAGAGAAGTATTACCATCTTCAAAATCACCTCTTGCATTATCTACAGGAGCTAACTGGAATGAAGCAGTAACATTTGAATAAGAACCCTGTTCAGCACCTAATGAACCTGTTAAAACAAAAGTCACAGTGTTACCACTTACTGAGGTAAATTCAGGTAAATTATTAGCTTCATTGAAATCAGAACCTGAAGCGATTAAGAAACCTCTAGCAGCTTTTAAATCAGCATTTGTTCCAGTAAAGTCAATAGCAAGGGTTTTGTATGAATTAGCTGCTGCTGAAGCTGAGTAATTTGAGTCAAAGTTAAAATTAGCCCATGATGCAGTTGCTACTGTAGCAGTAAAGTAAGATGAGGTGTTTTGAGTAGAGTAAGTAAATCTACCAGCTCCATATAAACCATCAGTTGGGTTACCTGTAGCATTAGTTACACCATAAGTAGATCCTGATCCAAATACATCACCACCTACAGGGAATGGAGTGTTAACACCTCCTCTAGCCTTATCAGTACCATATTGGTAATCAAGGAAGAATACAAGACCTGAAGGAAGAGACATTGGTTGAACTGAAACGAAGTCTTTCGCTGCAATTTGACCAAATACCTTTCTTACAAGTGGAAGAGCTACACCAGCCCAATTCTCACCAGTTCCTACTGTAAATGAAGCACCTGCTGTACCACCACCAGTTTGTGATGATTCTACTACTAATTGTTTTGCTTGATTTTCAAGCATCAGAGCCATATTGGATCTGTCGTTTTTGTTTAATCCTTCTAAGAGACCTGTCTTTTCCCACTTTTTCGCAAGTCTAACAGCATCAGACTGTACGTTTTTCCACTGGGCAGAGCTCTCAAGGAGAGTTTGTAATTGATTTGCCATTTTTGTTAATTTAATTATTTAATAATTCCTGCTAATTTTTGCATTCTTGTAAATGCTTCATTTGACTCAACAATCTGACGCTTAGGAGCGACACCTGCAGCTTTAGAAGCCATACCTAATGATTCTTTAATTGGAGTAGCAGTTTTTGCTTTTAGTGACTCACTTAAAGTTTCATATACAAGTTTAACTTCTTTTACTGTTTCTGCTTTATCAAATGTAGATAAAACTTTTACTTTTTGTGATTCAGTTAAGTTTTTACTTCTGAAGATTTTGTTGGTATAAAGAAGTTTAGAATTTAAAAGATTACCTTCTTGAAGTTCAGACTTAAGAGTAGCTACAGCTTCATAAGCTTCTTCTAATTCTTTGTCTTTTTTCTTCATTTCAGCTTTCATCTTTTTAGCTTCTTCCATTTCTTTCTTGTAGCCTTCTTCTACTTCAGCTTCATCATCTAAAGACTCCATTTCAGCTAAAAGCTCATCAATAGAAATTTCTTCTTCATCTTCCATTTCTTCACCAGCTTCATCATCTTCAATATCAAGGTCGATTTCTTCATCTTCCATATTATCTCCGAATTTTTCACCAGCTTCAAGTTCTCCAGCTGCAACCATATCTTCGATCACATCTTCAATAAGATCTTTTAATTGTTCTTCAGTCATGTCTTCAAGTTCAACATCACCAAAATCCATTTCAAAATCTTCTTCTTCTTTTAAAGAATCTTTATCTTTAGCTTCATCCATTTCGTCTTTAGCTTCAGACATTTCTTCTTTTTCTAACTCAGCTAAGATCTCATCTAGATCCATTTCATCCATCTTGTCTTTTCCATACCCTTCTTCCATTTCTGCCATAGAGTCGTCATAAGCTTCTTCCATTTTGTCTTCAGCTTCTTCAACATCCATTTCTTGAAGTTTTTGAGAGAGCATAGATTTGAGATGAGGGGTGAAAGCTTCTTCTAGAGCTGCCTTAGCGTTTGCAATAGCCATTTCCTTAACAGCTTTTGCATCGGCAATAGCCTCTGTCAATAAATCTCTGTTCATTTGTCCTAAAATTTTGTTTGGGAAATACGTTTATTAAGAAACGTAATAAGAATTAATTATTTGAGAAACACCATATAGATGATGGTGTATTGGGTCGGGGGATACATATATGAAAAATTTGAAAAACGCAAAAAAAAACCCTCCTTTTTAAAGGGAGGGCTTTAAATTAAATATTTTTAAGATTTCAAAATATAGGACATTGTCCTTGAGCACATAAAATTTCCGTTACAATTGAATTTACTTTAGCATACTTATTTTGAGATTGGAAAACTTGTTTTCCTTCTCTAAGAACATTCATATAAGAGCCTGGGTTTGAAGGAGTTGAAACAAAATCCCAACATAATAATTCAAAATCATCTTGAACTTCTAATACTTCTCCTACTTGCTGCAATGAACCCATACCTCTAGAAGACACACCTACTGTAATATTATTTTTTAGAAGTTCTTTTAATATATTTCCTGATGGGGTAGGTAGGATCTCAATCATACCCATAATATTATCTCCTTCCCAAAATACTTTTCTAATATTATGGGATACATTTTTTAAATTAATAATAGTTGAGTCAGGGTGGTCAAGTTCTCCTAATGCTCTATTTTCTTTGACACAAGGTAAATAATTATTTATTTCTCTCTGCCATAATTCTCTAGAATAATACCTACCGTTACCATTTTTAACCTCAACAGTGGCTAATATACCTTCAACTAAAGGATTCCCCTTATCACTAAGTTTTCCTTCAGAAAGTGTTACTCTATTAGGAGTAAAGAGTTGGGTTTCTATAAGTAATTCTTTATTCATAATTGTCTTCCATTTTCAAATGAAATTATAGTCATATCATCATCATACCAATCTGATATTTTGTAAGAACCATCAGGTAATTCATTTACATGTTGAACTACTCCTTGTTTTTTAGATATTTCTTGAGCATATTTTACAGCTTCATTATAAGATTCAATATAATCAGAAGTACCATATTCATTCAATCCTTGTTCTTGATTTTTTCTATTTGATGTATGATCTTCATTTAACTCTTCTTTAATTATACTTCTGATAGCTTTTCTAAGTTTAGATTCATTTTGTTCCTTTATCATAGATGCTCTTTTTTCAATCTCATCTAATCTCATTTCTAATTTACCTCTCTTAGTGATTAACTTTTGAATTTGATCATCAATCTTATTTAATTTATCACCATACTCATCAGCAATTGGACCACCTTCTGGCTCAGCCTCTTGTTCCATATCGATTAGCAACTGATCTCTATCAGAGTATAGATTCTCTAGATCTTGGCTAATTTGCCATATATCATCTTCAACCTTTTGTCTTTGTTTACCATAAAGTGGTCTACGTTTTGGTTTTGCAAGTTCTTTTTCACGCTCCATTTTAGCAGCTCGTGCTTTTACTAAAATAGGATCATTATAATCTAAAGCCTCTTTTAAATCACCATACCCTGAAGATTTATACTTACCTGTAATTTCTTTAGGAGTTAAACCAGGTGCTTCATCTGTGTATCCTATACTATCTACTTTAAAAGCAGCATTTTTAGTATAATAGATTGGATCTGAGGCTAAGTTTTTGGCTACAATTTCTCGAGCTTTTTCCATAGTTAATTCAGGATCCTTTTTTAACTCTACATATAGACCATTAAGGTATTGATCAAATATTTGATTGTCTAAATTTTTCTTATCAGCATTATCATACCCATGGGCATTAATGTCTTCTACTTCTTTTTCAGGTTTAGTATTTTCTTCAAATACTTTAATCCAATCTTTTTTAGACTCATCTTTTAAACTACCAAGAGCAGGAATTCCTACTATATTTTCAGAAATTACCCCTTTGTTTTTTAAAATAGTTTCTGTCTCTTTAAAGTTTGAAGAGTTAGTAAGTAGATTAGGATAAAGACGTTTTGCTTCTTTAAGAAAAACACTTTTTTCACCTTTACCTTCTGATATTAGGTTATATTGATTCTGTAATGATTTCATGGTTTTAATACTTTTATAATATCTTTAAAATAATCTTTAATTAAGTCTGTAGGATATAGAATAGCTTTATTAGGTTTAATTTCATACTTTTCTATAGTATCTGTTTTAGCAGCTTTTAACATATTCTGTACTTGAATGAGTTGTTTTTGAATATCATCAAACGCCTTAATTCTATCATTAATAAATTTTTGAGTGTCAGGATCAATCTTCTCTTTTTTAGGAGCATCTTGAATCTCTTCATCTTCTTCTGTTAAAAGTTCAATGAAGAGTTTTTTAAGCATTGATTTTTTATTATTTTTCATCTTCAAATAAGTCTATATAGTCAATACCTTTAGATTGCTTACGTAATTTATCTTTATCAACTAACTCATATCCCATTTTTAGATATTGGGGAATAGGAGGTTTAGTATCTTTTTTTCTAAAAGCATATTTAGTTAAATAATCTCCTCCAGCTGCAGTAGTTGAAATTTCTTTAACTTTATTTCTAATTAATTCTCTTAAATTAGCCTCATTTATTGATCCTCCTCTTTTGATTCTTTCATAATCATTAGGGTATTTTTTTCTGAGGTGGGTTCTATATTTGTTAAATATATTATTTAAGTCATTGGCTATTTGATCTAGAACTTTGTCTTGGGATATGAGAGCTTGCATAGAAGGTTCACTAACACCTTTTCCACTAGCTACTTCATCCATAGCATCTCTAGCTTTTTCTAGGTTATCATACACTAAATCAAAGTCAGGTAAATAAATTACCTCTGACTCTGAAGATCCAATTTCTGGGTTTAATTCTGTATCTCTAAATTCAAATCTAGCCATTTGCTTTATCAATTTCTTCTATTAAAGCATAATATTGAAGTAAGTTTACAATATCATCATTTTTAATAAAAGTACCTTTAGGAATTTCTTTAATTAAATTTACAATCTCAGTAACCTTAATACGAGTTGCTTTATCTCTAACTTTTCTAGATCTTTTAGTCAACTCTTCTTTAATTTCTACTACTTTTTCATTGTGAAAGTCTTTTAATTTAGCAGTAGAGTCTACTGAGTTTATGTAGACTTGAAGAACTTTCTTTTGACTCTCATTTAAATTAGCATACTTACCATTAAATTTATCCATCATAATACGGTAAGTAAGAATTTTAGTGTCTCTGTCTTCTTTAGAAAACTCCTCCATCAATTTATCTTTAACTTCTGCTTTGTCAGGAGTTTTATTAGATATAATTTCTAGAAGAGTAAATTTATTATTGATGATTTCATCAGTGTCTAGTAATTTTTCTTCATTACTGTAGGCCTCTATTAGAGTATAGAGAGCAGCATACCCTTTGTAATTTGCTATCTTGGTTTTAAAGAAATCATCTAAATCATAATGACTTTTAATTTCATTAATTAAGTTATACTTTTCCCTTTTTAGTTTACTTCTGCTAAGTTTTTTAGATGACTCTAAAATAGTATTAAGTAAAATATCAGCTTTAGTTTCTGAGAGAGTAGTGTTTTTGAATACAGTCTCATAGAGTTTATATTCTTTACCCAACTCAGTGTTAGTAAAAGATGATTTTAAGATTCCAATAGCCTGTGATTTCCCTCCAGACAATGTCTCAGCAGTAATTTTACGGACTAAAAGTTCAAAAATTAATCCGGTATTTTTATACTTTGAGTGTTTAATTTTCATTTTACAATAAGGGTATATTCATAAATATTACAAAACTTCTACTCCTTAATTTGATTTTCATCTAATAAGGACTCTTTACCTTTATCTGATTCAAACACAAGCTGTTTTTTATTAACAGGTAATTTATCTAGAAACTTTTTATGTTTAAGATATTCAAGTTTTGCATTTATACTAGGTTGTTTAGACTCCTCTGTAGTGTCTTTCATTCTACTAACACCTAATCTATCTCTTCCTAATGGGTCATTTTGAGTGTTTATAAATGAAGCTTTTTCTTTTGGTCTACCTAATTTCTTTTCATCATACCCTTCTGGCACTTCTGGCTCAGAGTAATATCTACCTTTACCATACTGAGATGCTAAGTCATGAGGTGTTCCATAACTTACACCTGATTCACTTGGATCATTTCCTTCACTTCCAATTTGAGATAATCTAAACTTACGTTTAGCATCTTCTCTAATTAAGTCTCTATACTCAATATACTCATCTTCACTAAAGTCAAACAGTTGATCATAAACCCAATCTGAAGGGAGTAAATTATTATCTAGAATAGTAGTAGCTAAGTCTACTTTTTCTTTAAGTAAGGCTACTTTTTCTTGTTCGAAGATAATTGATGGGTTAGTTAAGTCAATTTCAAAGTTTGTTAAACTTTCACCCTCATATCCTTGTGTGTATAAATGAACTAAAGCTATTTTATATAACTCAGACAATATAATCTTTTGTATTCTTTCTACGGTTCTAGCAAATCTAATATCTTGTGCTGCTAATGTAGCTTTACCTTCTAAGTTTTCATCATAACCCATGAAAGCTTTAGGTACTTTAAGTGCAGCAAATAATTTGTCTCTTAGATACTCAACATCTTGAATCCCATCCCACTGTAAACCACTTAAATTATCAATTTTAGTTGCAGAGTCATTACCTCTAATAGGAATGTAAAAATCCTCAAGTAAATTCTGCATGTTGTATTTTAGGTTGTAGTCTCCTGTATTTTGATCAATGTAAGGGGTACGCTTCATAGTAGATATAGTCTTTTGAATGAAGTTATCTACTTCTGAAGGTGGGATTGAACCAATGTTTATATAGAAAATACGTTTTTCTGGGGCTCGAACAATTCTATGAACTAACATAGCATCTTCCATCAGAACGTATTGTTTAAATAGTTTACGAGCTGGTTCTATGTAAGAACGCCCGTAAGGTAAATAATTAACATCTGAAATTAAGCGGAAATGAGCAATTTCATAATTATCAAAGATAATTTTACGTCCAGTATCAATAGTTTGAGAGGAAGTAATTAATCCTCCATAATATCCTCCATACTGACCACTACCTGCTAAACCATCAGGATCAAATATAAATCTTACCTCATTTGGATTTTCATGGTTAAATCCTTCTTCTCTAACAATATTGTATGCGGTGTAAGGAATGACATTGTAAACACCAAATTTTTCAGCAATTTCTAATTTTAAGAAGAAGTCACCATACTTACACATTTGACGAATCCAAGACCATAAATTAAACTCAATATTCAATACATCATAAAATAAGTTATAAAGTATCTTTTGAATATTTTCATCTGTGGATTTAATTTGTAAAACTTCTCCTTGTTCATTTTTTAGAGTAGCTTCATCTGATACAATATCTAAAGCAGATGCTATAATTGCATCTGTATCCATTGCTTCATAGTCAGAGTAAAGTTGAGTTCTTAATACTTGGTAGTTAAGTCCTGGGTTGTATATAGGGGCTACATTTGTAGTATTTAGTCTACTATATCTGTCAATTAAAGAGTTAGTTTGGATTTGTCCTGCTCTTTGTACTTGGTTAGAATCAACTAATTTAAGTTGATTACCTCCCACATTTCTAATGATTACATCAGTAGAAAATAAACGTTTTAGTCTTGAGAATACGTCTTTATTTACGCTTGCCATTATATTTTATTATAAATATTAAATGAGCCAACTAAAATCCTCAGTTCCTCCTTTTCCATTATCCATATGATAAGGATTGTCTGAACCTTGGGAGAATGGTGATGCTGATCTAGCACCTATTCTATTAGCGGTCATATTACTTAATGCTTTTCTTGTTAAATCTACGCCCTGTTCTTTAAATCTCAAAGCTGTATCTCTAATATACATACCTTGAGCGAAACTCATTACTAAGTCATCATTGTATCCTGACTGAGCTTCTGCTCTTCCATTTTTCCATATAAAAACTCTCATTTCCTCAATCAGTCTTTTTGATTTGATAGTAACTCCTCTGTCACCTATGTACTCTACAAATTTAGATATTACCATAGGTCTAGTTCTAGAAGACATAGTAAATCCAGGAGTCATATTTTTTGTACTATCATACCCTCCATTAAGATAAGAATCAACTGTGAAGGAGTCACTCTTAGGTGAGTAGTATAAATTTTTATATTCTCTGTCTATTGCGGTTTGTATAGATGCCCAACCAATGTTTGCATTTTCTATAACTAGTAAAGCATTATTATACTCTGTAGCTATACCAACTAATAAATTACCAAAGTCTTTAGTTGAAATTTGACCTTTATACTCAGCCACTTGAGTATTACTTTCTAAATCCATTACATGAAAAGCAGAAAAGTCTTTACTGTCCCCTCTAGCTACGTCAGCAGTTACCATATAACTTCTTGAGTAGTCAGGTGACTCCCAAACCCATAAATTTTTGTCTACTCCTCTTCTTTCTAGAGGATCACAAACATAAGTTTTATTGTAAAATTCTAAGTACTCATTGTAGAATACTATATCGCCTGATGTGGAAAAATCACAATCACACTCTTGAGCTGCAATTCTAGGATCACCTAGTAAAGTATCTTGCTTATTTCTCCATGCTTGATCTCTTTCAGGATGGACATACCAAGGTAGTTTAATAGGTAAGAAGTCATTTATTTGTTCTTCAGCTTCAACCCATGTTTTATGGAACCAATTACCTGTACCATAAGGAGTACTTAATACAATTGAACCACCACCAGTGGCTAGGGTTTGTTGAGATGAAGCCCATATCTCATTAATACCTTCAATAAAAGCTGCCTCATCAATTAATAGCAAAGACACTGCTTCTGATCTACCTGCATCAGAAGAGGCTGAAGATGCTTTAATTTGAGATCCATTTTTTAGTCTTAGAGATAATTTGTTATTTTCTTCAAAATCTACTCTTAACCAAGAGGGTAAACTGTCGTACATGAACTTTACTTTAGTTACCATGTTTCGAGCAGTTTCTTGTTTAGTTGCTATACATAAAACATTTTTGTCTTTATGAAATAACATTAACCATAAGGAGTATCCTGCAACTAGAGTAGAAATACCTAACTGTCTAGATTTATTAATTATACAGTAGCCATTATTTTGAAATAAACTTAAAACTTTTTCTTGAAAAGGATAGAGTTGGAAATGTATTCTACCTCTTTGGGGGTGTTGTATCTGGCAGTATTTCTTCATGAAGTGTATAGGATCTGTAGCACATCTTAAATACTCCTTTTTAATTATATCCTTTATAGTTTTTTCTTGATTCATATAAGTAATATTGCTATTATTACTAAAATAGCTCCCCCCAATCCTAACTTCTTTCCTCTAACATGACGTTCAATCTCTTCATCTTTTTCTTGAATTTGTTTAATATAAAGAGAGTCTACTTGTTGGTAGGTTTTAATCTGGGTTTGGTAGATTGTTTCTTTTTCTTGATAAGAAGAAATTAGAGTATCTTTATATTGGATATTCTCTTCAAGTAGTAAAATGTTATTTTCTAATACTTGATTTTCTTTTTCACATGCTTTTCCTTCTTCTAAATCAATGATTATTTCTTTGGCTACTTTTATAGGCAGACATATTAATGTATCATTGTTGGATGTTATACTCACTTGCGAAATACAAGTAAACGTCATTAGAAGTAAAACTGTTGATATCGTCAATTGTTTTATCAAGATCATCTTTTATGGTTGATATCCTTTTATTATTATCTTCAATTCTACTTGAAACTTGTATGAGTGAGTCTTGAACACTAACTATATTGGTGTTAATAGTTACTAAAGTTTCATTACTCAATTTAATTGACTGCTTCAGTGAATCTATTTCAGCTTGAGTTTTAGAATATATATCACTTTTATTAGAGAAATTAATATAGCCTCCTAGGTACAGAGAAAGAAATCCTAAAATTAGGATAGCTAAATATAAATAATCTCGCTTCATTTTTCTAATTGAAACCTAAGAGTTTCTAACTCTTTAATTTGTTTTTTTATATTATTAATCTTAACACTTAAATCATCTGCTTCTTCTTTTTTACTTTCATCAGTCATTATTTTAGATAACTGATTTTGGTTTGATTTAAGTTCTTTTCTAAGTCTAACTAATTCTTTTATTGTAAAGTCTAATTTCTCCTCAGAGTTTTTTTTTTTAGATTCATCAAGAGTTTTATAATCTGTGGGTTTAGCTATAGGTTGTAATTTATATCTAAAAAGAAAACCTTCAAATTGATCATACCATTTATCACTTTTGTTAGTAGGTACATAAATTACTTTAAAAGGATTAACTTTATTAGTAGGATCCATTTCGTATTTTATCCCTAATTGATCCAATTGGATTTGAATAGCCTTAACGTGATTATTTATATTAAATTTAGGTTTTTGGTTTTCATCAGTTCTGCTTAAAGCTTTAAGTTTTTGAGAACGTTTTTTAAGTTCTGTTTTGGATTGGTGTATAACCCTATCTAACCTAAGAATTTCATCATCATTACTTTTTTGAAATTCTTTTTCTCTTTGTTTAATAAGTTCTTGAAGAAAACCTATTAATTCATTATTAGAATAACCTTGAAACCTATCTACATTAAATTTAGAGTTTTTATTTTCTTTAGTTAAACCTAATTCATCAGATAGTTCTTTAGTTTTTTCAAGTTCTTTATTAAGTTCTTTAGCAGACTCAACATCTTCTTTAGATACTTCTTGGAGAATTATTTCTTTGATATACTCTTTAAGGTCTTTTTTAGTCATTTGATATGGTTTTGGTATAAATATTGCATATCTGTAACTTCTTTAATTTGTTGAATTCTTTCTTCAGTAGTTCCTTTAATTGTATGATAAGTAGGAACATATTTAAATAAAAGCCTTTGAATAGTACTGTCAATTTCATCTCGATAAGAAGAGTTAGTTTCTCTTACCCCATTATCTTCAATAGCTACTCCTTCAGGAGAAACATAAAAGATGTAATCATATTTTTTAATAAAACGTTTAGCATACTCTGCAAAAGCATCATTGTCAATGTAACTTACTTTTTGAGCACATTGGGTAAATGACATCACATCTATAATTGTTCTATCAGTTATTATATTGTCCTGCATTAACTCTGTAACACGTTCTGCCAAAAATATAGTTTGACCTTCTATAGTGGTTTGATGATTGAGAGGAATACCTAATGAGTTTAGATATTTACTTCTTTCACAAGCTATTTTATAATTTTTAAATTCAGGAAGTTTAGCTAATTCTTTAACTAGAGTAGTTTTTCCTACAGAAACTGTTCCACAAAAACCTATTTTCATATTTCTTTATATTAATGTTCAGAACAATAAAGAATAAAGTCATCAATAATGGCTTTACCTTCATCATTAAGTTTAGATTTATAATTTTCTAAAGTTAAGAAAGGATTTGTAGACTCCAAAATTAATGGTTTGCAATTTTGTAAGATGCTTTCACTTAATTTTATTTGTTCTGGGGATTCATCTCCAAAAGCAAACATATCATCTAGGTAGTTTTCTATAAGGTTTAAGTATTTCATATAATATAGATGTTAATTTAGTTGTAATTTCTTTGATTTGATTTTTAAGCCATTGTTTTTGTTGGCCAATTCTTTTACCTTTCATAGGTATTTCATAATTTCCAAGTTCTGGAATAATGTATTGGTTATAAGCATTTCCTGCTAGAATTATAAATTTGTCTTTTTCTAAATTATGACCTTTACTTTTAAGTTGTGATACTACTTTAGAAGCCCATTCTTTTCTTTCATCTGCTTTCATATCTTTTAGAGTCATATCATAAGGTTCTATCTTTTTATTCATAGGTAAAAGATGATGTTTAGCTGATAAGATATACATAGCAGATGGGGATAAACTTTCCCCATAAGCTAGTGATTTTTTAAATAAATCAGATTGATATAAGTCTTTAGCAGGTGCTGCTTTATCTAACTTTTGAGCCACACAACTCAAAAGAACTATTGTTTTAGCCATACTACGGTTTTATAATAAATATGACTAATCTTTAAACTCAATATTTTTGATCGGTGATGATTTAAATATAAGTTCATTCAGTCGTTTAATTACAAGTAATTTAATTACTTCTTTTTCCTCAGGAAACATTTCTAACATTTTATTGAAGAATGGAATAAATTTTTCACCCCAACTATATTTTGTGTAAGGAAATGTCTCCAACAGCATTAGATGATTTTTTGTTCCAGAGTATGATTTCTTTCCAATTTTAGTTTTATATTTATTAAATAAAAATAGAAGGTAAATCTTACTTTTTTCCAAATCCCAATTAGCCATAGTTTCAATAGCTAATTTATGATTTTCTTCATCTGTACTTAATAGAATTTCATCTAAGGAGTCATAAATATCTTCATCAATTACACTACCTTCAAAAATTTGAGAATTAAATACTTCATCAAAAATAAGATTTGGTCTTTCCTCATTAAAGAATGTAATCCATTTTTTAATTTTATCCTCTAAAGTTTTATTTCCATGAGAACCATTACAAACTAAAATTCGTTCTGGGGTAAGGGGAGTAAGAAGATGTTTAACTTCTTGGGGTAATTTGTCTTCTTTAAGAATCCAAGCTGGGAGTAGGAATGTAGTATTAGAAGTATTAGAAGTATTAGTTGAGATTATATCTAAACTATTCCAGTTACTAGATTTGAAATAAGGTTGTAAAGGTAGATAATCAAAAACAAAATACTCTTCATAATTGATAGGATTGAAGAGATAGTTTGAAATTTGTTGATGGTTTAAGAGATAATAATCAGTTTTTCGAGGAGTGTAAGTAATAGATACTTGTGGACCATCACCATCATTAAACATCTCAATTTTATTTTTTTCTAGAGTTGAGAGGGTTGTTGGGTAAATATTACAATCTTTAGTAATTTTATTTGACTGTTGTTTGTCAAAGTAAGTTTTAAAACCCTCTATGTCAGATTGGCGAATGAATATATTAGAGAAGTAGTTTTTATTTGCCCACTCATTAGCATATATACTAAATCCATTGTAGGTTCCGTAACTTAATACAATAACATTCTTTTGAATCATAACTTTTTTCTTTTACATGATAAAGATAAGAAGACTTGACCCGAAAGCCAAGCCTTCTTTATCATAACACACACACAATCTCCAATTACTTGGTGATAAATTTAATTACATCTTTATTCAAAGTCAACATCTGGAATTTGGTTGGGTTTCCATTGTAAATCTTTTTCACAATATTATATTTTAAGTCATTTGTGAAGAGATTAGATGTTGTAAGTTTGATAATTCGGTTAATATACTCTTTACTAATCTTATTTTCTTTAGAGTAATTCAATGAGTAGTTAATAATTCGAGTTGAAAGTGTTGAGGCAATGTCTGCTCGGTATTTATCATCTTCTCCAATTGAAGACTTCAAAGCACCCATCACATAATCCTCATTTTTATCCAACATAATCTTCTCAGGTGAGAGTAGTTTGTCAAGTTTATTATTAATAAACATATTAAACATTGAGGCAAATTCTGCTCCTACACTACCTTCCCCAATCATTTGAATTAGACTAAGTTCTTTTTCAAACATAGGAATTGATGAAATTGAATTAAAGAATGTGGTAATACTTCGTGAGTTAGTATCTTTACTTACCAACTCCTTATTCATCAGTAGAAAGTTAATACATCGGCTGTCAATTCCATTTTCTTCAGCCCACTCACCCCAACAATTGATATCAAATTTTAGATTAACATTAATAAATCTTGTTTTCTGGGCGTTATCAATACTATTTACAATATAATCTCCATTGTCAGGATTACTTGTAAGAATAATATGCCAATCTTTAGGTAAGGACCAACTAATATATTGTTGACGATCAATTAGCTCCATAATAGCTTGAATAAATCTAAGATCAGCTCTATTCCAATCATCTAAAAGTAAAATTCCACCTTTTCCTTTTCCACTAATCCACTCAGGTGGGCAATAACTCATTTGATTTTTCCCAGTTGATTTATAACCAAGTTCTTTATACTCAGAAATATGATTTTCATCAACCATTTTAATATCATTTCCCTTTACCATTTCAAATTGACGGATTGGAAAACCTACCAAATCACCTAACTCCTCAATTTGAGCAAGATTCAATTTAACAAAATTTAAATCTAACTCTTGAGCTAGTTGAATAATAGAACTAGTTTTACCAATACCTGAATCTCCTACTACTTCTACTGCAACAGGTGTTTTACCTTGTTCTTGTAAAACTCTATTATTTGAAATAATATGGTTAAGGAATGATTTAACATCTTTAATACTAATTTGTGATTGTTGCATAACTATTTGTGTTTTTTATTTATGATTTAAAGATAACATCATTAAACTATGAAGTCAAACCTAAAATGGAAAAGATTCTTGATGTCCTTTTTCATAAGAATATAAGGAAAATTGAGATATACTACCTACTTTATCTATGTAGTTTTTCTCTCCCATAACACCTTTGATTATATCATAGTAATGTTTTCTATGTTCCTTCATTTGAGGATCAAATGCTAGTCTAGCTTTGTGAGATAGAGTAGTAGGTGGGTAAGTTACTTTACAAGGAATTACTGTACCATCACTAAATTTAACATCTAAAAGAAGAATTTCTTTTTTAGATAAACCACCTTTAGTAAAAATATCTATTTTGTAAACTTTATCATTTGGGTTCCAATTATCTTCTTTAGATTTAGGATATTTTTTAAACTGAATGAGGAGTGGGTTTTCAAGGGCTTTTTTAGCTGACCATATTTCTTTGGCTTTTTCTTCTTTTTGTTTAAGATTATACCCATGCATTCCTAAAGAAGGAGTTAATTCAAAAAAGTCTTTAAAAATTAAAACTTCATCTTCAGTTAGAGACTCAGTTAAGTTAAAGTCTAAGTCTCCTACTTCTCTTTCTTCAAATAACCCACATAACTTCAAACCTAAAGTGCCAGTAATAATAAGTTTAGGTTGAATGTTAAGAGCAGTTTTTAGAAAATTTTCATAGTAAGGATCAATTTTAGGTAAATCTACTTGGTATCTATTATGATCTTTGTATTTGTCTATCATTTTGTTCCAATATTTTTTGTAAAAATAAAAAATTCAAAAAATTTAGAAGTATTTAAATCTTTAAATTCTCCCTCTATATTATAGAGAATTTCTAAAGCTAAAAGATAATCTTCTTTACTTGATCGAAGCATTAATTGTATGTTATCAGCTTCATCTTTAGTAAAGTAATTTTTCATTTATGTTGCATTTGAATTACTAAACCAGGTAACTCCTCATTTTTATACCTTCCAGAAGCCAATAACCATAAAATAGGTTTTTTAGGGTGTTCTGGGGCTTGAGCTTCTCCATCAGTTAGATAAACTAATGAGTCATACTTTCTTGAATTTTCTTTGTAAAAATCAATTACAGGATGAAATGAAGTTCCTCCTCGCCCATGAATTGTAATGTCTTTTTTAGGATCATAATCATAGACTTTATGAATTTTAGTATCACATTCTATAATAGTGATTGCTACACCTGATTTATGCATGTGTTTAATTTCTGCAAAAAACTCTTGTAAGTCTCTATCACTAACTGAGCCTGAAGTATCAATGGCTGCTAGGATGTTTTGTTTTTGTTTGATTTTTATACCAGGATTTTCATAGTAACGTTTATTGAGTTTTCTACGAGACTTTCTAGTATAAATCTTATTTGAGTTAGAAACAAAACGTCTAAAGTAACCTTTCCAATCAATTACAGGTGGAGTTTCTTCATAAAGCTTTTCAATAATACCTTTCAACTCACCCGGTATATTACCTGGCTCTTTACCTACATTATTTTCATAAACTTCTTTAAGTTGATACTCTACTTGTTTTTTAATCAACTCTTTTTCAGCCTCAGATAACCCATCAAATTCCTTCCAAGAACTATGATCAAATGGATGACCTGATCCTTGCTCAGTCATTTGTTTATGAAGATTATCTAAAGCTTCACTCTTTCCTGTTCCTAAGCCTTTTTGAAGAAGTTTGTAATAAGTTCTAGACCCAGCTTTAAGTGGAAGATTTAATTCTGGGAATGAAGAGGGTAGGAGAGCATCTTCAGTAGGTAACCAACTTTTCTCAATATATTGATTGATTTCAACATCACAAGCAATATTTAAGAGAACTTTATCTTCATACTCTTCTCCCATAGTAAGATGTTCAAATGCTACATGAAGTAATTCATGTTTAAGCAAACCCATCTTCTTCTCAGGAGTATCTAATGAATCCCAAAACTCAGGATTAATCATCAAATCAACATTAATTCCATTTTTACCTACAGCTCCAGTAGGAACTTCTTTAGTAATACGTTTGTTAAGTTGACTTAAAAAATATCCATAAAATGGTTCAACAAGAATAAGTTTTTTTCCTATTTTACCAAGATCTTCATTGTAATCTATCATAATGTTATTTATAATTTAAAGATAACAATAAAAGGCCCGAAGGCCAAATATTATGATTTTTCTTTTACAGATGGATTTTTATACCAAGGCAACCCTGTTCTATTACTTTTTACCTCATTCCAACCATCTTCAGTATATTGGATACCGTAAAGGTAATACTCTCTTTGTCTATTATTACCCTCTGGAATAAGAGCGGGCCCATCCCAATTATGAAGTTTACCATCCCAAATGTGGCGAATTGTTCCATCTGGTGATTTGTAACGTTTTGATTGTGGGAATTTTTCTCGATTTTGCATAACTGATTATTTTTTGTATGTGTTAATTATTTATATTATAAAGATAAGAAAAGGTCTGACCAAAGCCAAACCTTTCTTGAAAAAGAGATTCTTTTTGATTTAAAATTCAATATTATCTCCAAATGAGTCAAAAGCTAATTCTTTCTCATAGTTTTTAATAATATTTTCAGCCACATAAGTTCCTTGTGCTCCACTTACAGTTATACCTCTAGCTGACAAAGCATCACCTACAAAGTGTACGTTTGGATATTTTGTGAGTGATAGGTTATCATAATTTACAAGTGGTTCTGGGGAAAGATATTTTACTTCAGGAATATAAATTCCCCAATCATCCTTTAATGTTGGGAATACTTTTTTCAAATCATTAATAAAATCTTCAATATATTGAAAATAACCCTGAAATGCTTCTTTTACTTCCTCCAATTGAGAACAATCAATAGATACAGCACTTACAGTACCACCTTCAGAAGTGTTTGAGGGTTGACGAGAGGGACTATAATACAAACCAGTAGCATCTTTTTGAACCTTTGAAACCAACTCACGTGACCATTTGAATGGTTCTTCAATACCTTGAATTTCCATTAAAATACCAAAGTTGGTCATATCATTACGATATGCTTCATCTTTTTTAGCGTGGCCATTGTAACTGTGGTCACCATATGTTTCTTCTACTGCAACATATGCTGCGTTATTATTTGTACAGAATGAACGTAACGAAACCCCTTCATTATCAAATTTACGATATAATTTAAAATCATATGAAATATC